ACCGGCACGTCATTTATTGGATTCACCGTCACATTGAAGCTCTTTTGTGATGTAAGTCCGCCGTCGCTTACGCTTACTGTTATTGATATAGCATCACCAAACTTATTTTCCAAAGGATCGATGGTAAGCGTGACGCTTCCGCCGGTATTGACACATGCAGGGTCGGGTATAATAGAAGTATCGGCGGATGAAGCAGATACTGTTAAATCTCCGTCTGCTGTCTCAATATCGGAAACTGCGAATGTCACTTGCAGCTCGTGATCTTCATCCAGTGCTTTATCGCTTATATCTTCAATAGTAGGATATGTATTTACAGTAATGGTTTCAATTTTTTTGTTTCCGGCATTGTCTTGCGCAAATACAGTATATATACCGCCGTCTGTTACGTTAAAAGTATCAGTGTAGGCGGTTCCCGATGCCGGGAAGCTGCTTATATCTATATCGCCCGCTGCCCATAATGTCTGTGCTACTCCGGAAGACGCGTCCGAAGCTATGGCTGTAACTGTCGCGCCGCCCGAATGACTTGGAGCATAGTCCAACGTCGAAAAGCTCGGCGCTTGTGTATCGACATATGCCGTAGCGCTTGTGGTCTCGGAAGAGTTGCCTGCTTCATCTACTACCCGGGCAGAAATCGCCGTCGTGCCTTCTGCCGAAACCGTAACTTCGCCGGTGTAATCCGTCCACTCTCCTTCGCCCAATTTATACTGCCGCTTTTCCGGGCTTTCACCAGCTGCCGCTGCAAAGTCTGAAAGAGTAAATGTTACAGGAGTCTGCGACCAGCTTCCTGTGCTAAGTGTTATCTCCGGCGCGGCTGTCGGAGCGTTTTTATCTATGTTTGTTATTTCGATACTTAGTTCATCGGAAGAGTATCCTGCATAGTCTTGAGTAATAAAGCTATAAGAGCTATTCTCCGTGGCAGTGAAAACATACGTTTCTGTAGATGACTTAAGCTCATATGTTGTACTGTCGTATATTCCTTCTATTCCGCTGTCTGCATCCGATGCGGTTACCGTCACCTCGATATCGGAATTAGTCCATGCGGTATTATACTCCGCCGAGATACTAGGCGCCTGATCATCATCTATAGAAAGATATACATTGCTGAATTCTGCGCTGTTAATATCTCCCACCTGAATGGACTTCAGCGTTATTATTATATGCAAAGTTCCCGTAGGTATCGAGGCACCCGATGTAAGTGCTAATATGCTTCCCGGAGAACCGATGCCACGTTCGACTACCGTTGTAGAAATAGGATTATCTGCCGAATCGGTTGTGCTAAATGCAATTTCAGCGGAACAGATATCCTCCGAACTTCCCTCTGTGAAGGAACAACATCCGTGTCAAATTAGGAGCTAAGGGGGAAAACCACGGGAAAGCCCGAGATTAGTGGGGTTACAGGGGGATTGGGTGGGACGAGGCCTGCGCACGCTTTGTGTCAAAATAAAAATGAAATCGGTCGAAAATCGGCCGTTTTTTTATGCAATATTGTAAAATGCTAAAAAACGCGTAACGCGTTGTAACGCGTTGCAGGCGTGGGCTGTGAAATGGCGCAAAGCTACTAAATAAGCAGGTTTGCGGGGTCTTTGAAAGGATGAAAAAAGGCGCAAAAAGACGCCGCTAAAAAACGCGTTGATTGGTCCGATTGGTCCGGGTATTGGTCCGGAGGTCAAAAAACGCCCTGAAACCCTACTATTTAGTGAGTTTTAACCACTTTTTAACATAGTATTTAATTATATTTATGGTCGAAATTTCCTCATTAAATTAAAATAAAAAAGTGTATATATATTCACTTGTATGCATAAATATGATATGTGTTTTATGCGCAAAAAAGACAATTACAGGAAGCTTTATAATGTGATAAATCACGCCGTATTTTGCCGCCTGCCATCCCCTTGTCCACTCTGCGGCTGCTCATTTCGCGCGGCTTCGGACATGGCCTCGGCGCGGCGGTATATTTCGCCTTTTGTGATGACCTTTCCGGCCTCGTCCAAGCTATCCCAGACTATGGCGGTACGGACGGCATCCGGGCTTATTCCTTCTATAGTATAAGGGTCTGTTTCAGGGTTGCTTTTTTCTTCGCCCGACAATAAATAATTGACAGGTATATTCAAAAACTCACAAATGGGAATTATAAGCTTTGCAGGTGGGTCTGTATTTCGTTTCTTCCAATTAGTTATAGTAGTAGGCGCAACACCAATATAAGAGGCTAGCTGCTCTTGCTGTCCCCTTTTTTCGCCAAGTAATTCAAATAAACGTTCACAAATGCTCATTAATAATACCACAAAATTCACAAATTCTATTGACAAAGTTCACATCTGTGAATTATACTATAACATATCACAAGAATGTGATACGGCTAGATTATATCACGTAATCGGGCGGTATTGCAACAAGGTGAAAAATTAAGCGAGAAAGGAGTAAAAGAAATGGAAAAACACAGTAAGCTTCCAAGTTTTGATGAAATCAAATATTTACCGAACGGGTTTCCCGATAGAGTCTATATAGATATCCCTCCAAAGGTCGATAAAAAGCTCGGTAAAAAAGTATCTGTCTTTAGCAGAAACGGAGCGTTCCGCAGACTGGTCAGCCGACTGAAGGTATTCTGTAATTCCCATATATCGGGCATAGACGATGGTCAGAACTAAAGGGTTGGATGCCCTGACAAGATTATTCAACATTCGGCGGCTTTTTATATGGAGCGCTGCAAGTTCAATGAAAGAGTCAGCATCATCGGAATATTGGGCATGCATACTCGGAAGGCTGCTCGCCGGCGCTTGGCTGGCAATCATGCGATAGCGTTTAGAGAATTCTTCGGTAAACAATCTCTTAACCAGCGACCCTAGCCGGACACGAATTTGATTAACAGTCATAGTAGTAATCCCCCTATTGGGATATTGTAGCACAACATGGAAATTAACGGAAGGAGAAAACGAAATGGGAAAACACACAAGGCAAGGCGGCGTATTTACGCCGGATGAAATGAAGGCAATCAGAGAAATAGTTCGCGATGAAATGGAGGACTATGAGCGCGTGACTAGGAAAGCGCACGAACAGAGCATACGGCAGGTCGTGCATGAGGAGCTTAAATTTTCGGAAGCTACACAGCATAGAAAGAATGTTGAAAGGAACCTGCATGAATTCATAAAGGAAGAATATGAAAAAATGAAGGAGCCTGAAAAAGAAAAGCGCAGCCTTAGCGAAATCATACAAACGACCATCGAAAATATAGCAAAAGAAAACGGGGTCAAGCTTTGGAAAACAGGCCCCGTACGTCTGCTTGAAGCAGTAACCCCGAATTCGCCCTTTACCGAAGATGAAGAGGCTAGGATTGTCTATATAATTCAGTACTTTATGGATTGGAGGGCGGCTTGGTTGGAGGTGGCTCAGGACGACCCCGCTTATAAAAACGCAACAGCTGAAATGGTTCGTCGGATGAAGCAAAGTCGGATTGAGAGACAGGAGGCCCGTAGCGCTCGGTGAGTGACTTAGATTCCGCTTTGTCTTGTAGTGACAAATGATTATATATCTCAATCAAGTCCTTTGTCACATGTGTAGCAATTTCAATGATTAACTGTAATTGTTCTTTAGAGATTGAGCGGAGTCTTTCGTCATCGGAGTATTGGCGGTAGGTGTCGAGAAGGATATCTTCCGTGACATCGTCGAGACTTTCAGTTAAGAAATTCAAGTGTTTAACTGGCATAAGTGTTCCTTTCATTTTTATGGAATATTATACCACGTAAGGAAAAGAATCGAAAGGAGAAATACATGTTTGATATCAAAATCTTAGAGCCAAAGCTCATAGGTCTGACGGTCACGGTTCACGACCAATACGGCGGCTTTGAATGCGGATACAACGCTCTGGAGCTTACGGCGGCGTGGCTCACCATGGACAACGACAGTTTCTTTAAACTATTCGGCTTTAATTGGGTGCCGCCTTTGTACCTGCGGGACAGGGCGCAGAATATGCTTACGGAAGCCGAAAGCGTCGGCTGGCGGCTGGATCCGAAGCTCATGCGGCAGATGGCGCGCAAGAAGGCAGACACGCAAGTAATGCAGGCGGGGGCGTAAAAATGAAAATAGAAAAAGATACCGTTCGTAAAAATGAAGATGAGCCTAAGCTAGCTATAGAATACGACCCGGATTGGCTGCGCGAACGTGAAGCGAGGGGCGGCCATGAAGCATGAAACATTTCACATAATAATACTAATTATTTTGGGCTTTCTCATATTGGTTACGGCGTGGGCTCTGCTGTTTATCCCGGAGGAAGTCGCGGAGTTAATGTACAGATTGTAAATAGGCAGGGCAAGGCCCAGCCCCGTGAAAGCCGGGGCCGCCCTTCGGGGCGCGGCGCTCAACCTGTGAAAGGAGGTTAGGAATTTGGAAAATAGAAAAAGGTACCCCCTAACAGAGTTCGGAAAAGAAATAGCTATGTGGTGCGTAAAAGAGAATATCACCAAGAAGGAATTGGCACGCCGAGCTGGCGTGAAATACGACACCATGATGCAGACGGCGCGCGGGCGCTGCCCCGGCCGCGACACCATAAAACAAGTGCGCGGATATATGAAGCGCCACGACCACGGCGAGGCCATAGCATGAACGGATGGGTAGACGTAAAAACCGTAGAAGTTTTGACGGGAGAAGATAGACGTCGCGTATGGGAGCGTATCACAAATAATGATTACGCATTTAAAATCCAAAAAGGAGTACGCGGCGGAAACGGCGGCGAGAGCTATCTGGTATCAGTCGCCAGCCTGCCGGAGCAGGCGCAGATCGCCTACCTTGATTCATCGGTGGGACAATGCGACATGGCGGCATATCAGGAACGCTATGGCGATGAAGGCGTAAGCGAGCTTTTACACAAGCTTGAGACAGTGCGCAAGGCTTTGGCCGTGCGCACGCTCAACCCAAAAGATGTAGTACCGCGGCTTAAAAAAATCGCCGACGGATACGGCACTACCATGCGCACGCTTTACCGCTGGATGGACGCCTACGAAAAGCAGGGGCTTTCCGGCATCATGAAGGCGGTGGCGCGCAAGGATAAGGGCGAGACGCCCAGCATATGCGAAGCCGCATATCACTACGCGTACAGGCTGTACATGACGGAGGCGAAACTCCCGGTCAGCACCATATATACAAAGCTTACAAAACGCGCTCAAAGCATGGGCGCGCAGGCGTGCGAGAAATGCCCGTTTAATGAACAATCGGAACTAAGAGACGAAGAGTGCCCGGTCTGTCAAGACCCGGATAAACAGGGCTTACGCATACCCGAATGCCGGCAGACATTAAGCCGCGCATTAAAGAAGATACCAAACGGCGAAGTCGCGCTGGGGAGGCACGGCAAAAAGGTGTGGGAGGATAACCACCAACACGCCGTCTTCCGCGAAAAGCCGGACAAGGTCAACGAGGTATGGTTCGGCGACCACCATCAATTTGACTGCTTTGTGCTGGACACAAAGGGTAAGCCTATACGCCCGTGGCTTACGGGCTGGTATGACGCGGCAACAGGCGCCTTGGTGGGATGGGTACTGTGTGAAAACCCGAACACTGAAACGATACTTGAAGCCTTTACAAATGCCGTAGCCCCTTCTAAACATAACCCCTTTTACGGTCTGCCTAAAGCCTTGTATATCGATAACGGTAAAGACTACCGGAGCAAGGTATTTGAGACAGGGCTGGGCAATGATACCGACCTTGGAAAACTCAACGCTAATATAGGCAGCGCGTCGGTAATACAGATGTACAACATACGCGTGATACACGCACAGGCGTACAAGGCACAGAGCAAAACCATAGAACGGTTTTTCGGCACTATGGAAGATATATGGATAAGGGACGTGCCCGGTTGGTGCGGCGGCAGCGTGAAAGAACGTCCGCACGACTTCCACAAGGTACTTAAAAAGCTAAATGATAATTTCGGGCTGTGGACTATGGATGATTTATTTAAATATCTGCGCGATACCGTACTGCCTGAATATCACAGCCGGCCGCATGAAGGCCACAACGGTAAAGCACCGTTTGAGTTATACGCAGCACTCCCGAAGGCACGGATTGACCAGCCCGCGGCGGACATGCTGACGATAGCCAAACTGCACATGGAAGAACGCAAAATCAGCAAGGTAGGCATACGCTTTAAAAATGAGCATTACTGGCATGACGCAATGACGGGATTATCGGGCAATTATGTAACTATCCGCTATAGCAAAACCGACCAGTCCAGCATATCGGTAATACTTAACGGGCACTTCCTTTGCGAAGCAACACCGGTGGAGAAATTTAGCCTTATTGATGAAGACCCGGCGAAGCTTGCGGCGCATAATTCCGGCCAGCGCAAGGACTACCGAAACACACGCGACACCATCCGGCGATTGTCAAGCCGGGGCATGTTCGTGGATGAAGTGGACGAAACCAAAAACTTTGCGAATATTACCAACATCGAATACAGGAAAGCAGCCAAAGCGCGCCGTGATGTAAGGACGCAGGATAAAAGCCCTCGCAAAGACAACGGACGCGACAAGGCAAGCAATATGTTCATGGCGATGTACGATACGCAGAAACAGAAAAACGCACGTTAAACGCGCGCGGTCTGTGTCAAAAAAACGGAGGGCAAAACATGGATTTGAACAAATGGTTAATTGCAAACGGCGTACAATGTCCTGACCCAAAAGAGGGACAGTTGGAACCCGACCGCAAGATTAGGATAATTTTCAAAAGCGGCGAAAGCATCGCAGTGCTATGCCGTGAGTATGAAATCAAACGCCGCTTTTTCGGAAGAATAGAAGTCCGGAAAATCGAAGGGATAAAAGAAACCATGCCGCTGTATATAAGAAATTCGGAGATTGTGGCAGTAGTAGAAGAATAGAAATGCCCTAGGCCCAGCCCCGTGAAAGCCGGGGCCGCCCGGAAGGACGCGGCGCTCATAGCATAATTGAAAGGAGAAAACCATGGAACAAGCTTTTTACAGTGGAAACGGAAACGGCGGTGGCGAGAATAACAGCCAGCTTGCTAAGGAATTAAGATATTTGCAAAACGAGGGTGTGACCTTTAAAACACTTTCGCTTAGATGCAATGTTTCGCGCACCACAATCAGCCAGTATGTAAACCAAGGCAAAACACTTAGCCCCGGGCAAGAAGAAAAGATACGCGAAGCCGTCGAAGAATTTAAGGAGACTATGCATAAAATTGACGGCGAGCAGGAAACTATACCGATATATAAATCAGAGGTGGAGCTATACGAGACGCAGGAATATAGGGAGGCTATCGGCTGGTGCTCATATGTCTACAGCAAGCGTAAAATGGGCGTGCTGGTAGGGCATCCGGGCAGCGGCAAGACAACAGTACTTCGCAACTACGCACAAATGCAGCCTGGCGTGGTATATGTGGAAGCATGGCACAATATGCGCATTGGTGACCTGCTGGAAACTATCGGCCGCTCATTAGGCATAACACTGCGGGGCAACAGCTACACCAAGACACAGGCCATTATCGCGGCGCTCAAAGGCCGCAACGATATTGCAATAGCGATAGACGAAGCCGAGTATCTGTGCCGGCATAACGTGGATAAACTTGAAATCATCCGCAAGATTTGGGACAACACCGGAACGCCTATCATAATAAGCGGCACTATGGTGCTTGAGGATTTGCTCACACGCGGCAAAGGCGGCAGCAACCTTGCGCAGCTCTACCGCCGCAAGGTGGAAATAAAGCTTCGCGGTATAACACCGAAAGAAGCGAAAGAGATTTTGAGCGGATACTATATTTCAGACAACGCAGCGGCGGGGCTGGCTAGTATTGCCGGCGATGTAAAGCACGGAGGTATGGGTACATTTGTGGAGCTGCTTGACCTTTGCTTGGAAGTAGCCGAAGGCAGGCAAATAACAAATGATATCCTTGCGAGCGCGAAGCGTTACAAGCTCATGTATTAAGGAGCTGCGTATGTATGCATTGACTTTCATATATTTGGTTTTATCGATAGTGGTTTATGCTATCGCCGCAGTAGGACAGGTACGGGAGAATAAGTGGGAAGCCACCACGGTAGGTTTTGTAATAACGGTTTGGGGGCTTGTGTGCTTATACGGATTAATTAAAGGCATGATATAAAATTTAGGAGGAAACTAAATGGCACGAAAAAAAGTACAGGACGTCCCGGCTCTTGCGAGCTGGGAGGAAGTAAATCAGGCACTAGCGATAATAGCCGACTGCGAACGCTCAAAGGAAGCTATTGAAGCGGAAATGCAGGAAGCTATCGACAATGAAAAGACAGCAGCGGAAATGGGCGCACGGCCGTACGTGGAATCTATTAAAAAGCTGGAACGGCAAATAATGCTTTTCGTGGAAGCTAACAAAGATGACCTCGGAACCAAGAAAACAAAATTACTAAACTTTGGCAAGGTCGGGTTTAGAAAATCAACAAAGGTATCAGTACCCCGCGGCAGGCAAAAGATTGATGATATAATACGCAGGCTCAAAGCGCGTGGTATGGATAAATGTATAAAGGTGACACCGCCCACGGTAAACAAGGATGTATTGCGTACATACGATGCGGATATAATAACGGAAGTCGGGGCGACGCTAAACGTTGAAGATATATTTTGGTATGAAGCCGACAGGACGAAGCTTCCGGAAAAATAAGAGGAGAAGGAGGGCATAAGATGGCCAATAAAACTACAGAAATTACGCCGGGGCAAATAAAGTGCATTTATGCCCTTTCGCGCACAGAGAATATCGACAATGACACGCTTCACGCATACATCGAAAATGTAACCGGAAAAGACAGTATTAAAAGCCTTAGCAAAAGGCAGGCTATCATGGTAATCGACGGGCTTAAAAAATTGACCGGGCAAAAGACAGCGGAACCGCGTAACCGTTCTTCGCATGCACAGGTGGCAAAAATATTTAGCCTAGTAAAAGAGCTAAAGTGGGAAGACCCCGCAAGGCTCCGCGGATTTCTTGAAAAGCGATACGGTGTGAGCCATCCGAAATTTTTAAACGATAGTGACACCGCGAAATGCATCGAAGCATTAAAGGCGATGCTTAAAGGTGGCAGAAGCGAAAGAAAGGGGTACGGCAATGGATAACGCAAAGGCTATAAAACCGGCAAACGCTCCCGAATGGGTTACAGGGATAACCGCCGACATGCTGCCGTTAAACATGCGCCCTCTGGCAGATGTAATAGGCATCGAGCAGATGCTAAACCTTATTGAGCAATTCGGCGGCGAGACAATATACATACCAAAGCTTGATGCCCTTTTAAAAACAGCACGCGACAAAATGATAAAGCAGGAGTATACTGGCTATAACACAAAAGAACTTGCGAAGAAATATGACCTTACGGTGCGCTGGGTTCAAAAGATTTGTGAAAATTCGCAGTTCGCCGGGCAGGTGTCCGTCATGGACATGCTGAAAGAATCCGGCAGCAGCACAGAATAAAATCGAAGAAGCCCCTCACCTTAACAATACAACCGCATAGCATATATCATAAAAGCATGGAAATTATATCCATGCTTTTATTTTATGTCGGAGGATGCACGTTTTGAATAATTGGGTTTTTTGGGGGGCACAAATCGTAGCAACAATAATTATCGGTATTCTAGCATTTTTCCTGAAACGCACTTTTAAAAATATAGACGACATAAAAAAAGAACAGGAAGAGTACGAAAAAGAGTTTAATAATTTCAAAACTAATATGCCTTTTGTTTATACATTGCGAGAGGATTTTATAAGAGTTGTCGCCGGCTTTGATAATAAGCTGGACAAAATACTTGATAGATTATCAGGAGGAAGCAAATAGCTATGGCTGCAAATATTACCGTAAAAGCAAATAAACGTACACGCGGTGAAATACTAGCGCTGTTATACGCCGTTCAGCCGACCCCGGTTGAAAGCAGGACAATAACAAATGCGCTTTTAGAAAAAAACTATGTCAGCATTCCTGATATCGCCCAGCACCTTGATTACCTTACGGGAAAAGGATATATCAAATTTATAAGTGAAGAAGATGCAGAAAAGCTTTTACGCGGTGTCGTGCCTCCTTCTTCATTCGTGAAGCTCACACCCAAAGGCATAGACCTTGTCGAAAATACAATCGAAGACGCGGGAGTTGACGTATAAGTGGGTACGCAACGCGAACGAAATAGAATCCGGTCACGTGTGGACGAACTACCCGAAGAGCTCCGCCGCCTGCTGGACAGCCGACTGGCGGACGTGAACTACACCTATCAGGATATAGCGGACGAGCTAAAGCAAAAGGGACACGACGTCAGCCGCAGTGCTATCGGCCGCTATGCCTTACGCCACAACAGCGCGGCTAAAAGGTTAAAGGAAGCCAGCGAGCAGACCACGGCACTGCTTAATTATATACGTGAAAATCAAGACGTTGAGAGTACGGAGCTTGCGTCGGCAATAATGATTGACGGGCTTACAAGACGCATAGCCACGGCAGACGAAGACTTCGACGCGCTGCCAATAGATAAAGCCGGGCGGCTTCTGGTACAGCTGCAACGTTCGACAGTGTATAAAGAACGCTGGCGCAAAGAACGCAGATACGCGATAGAATCCGTGGAGCGCACCATAAAGGCAAGGATGCGCGAAGCCGTACAAAACGACCCTGACTTGCTAACAAAATTGCAGCAGCTAGTCAGCGATGCAGCAGCCGAGGAGGTGGCCCGGGATGAATCTTAATATAGCGTGGTATGTGGCGCAGGTCATGACGGGCAAAGAGCAGGAAGTTGCGGAGAAATTAAACGCAGCCGGGATGCAGGCAATAGCGCCCACCGAAATAATAGAAGAACGCCGTAACGGCAATTGGTGGCCTAGAAGGCGGTCAGTGTTCCCCGGGTATATTTTTATTAATACGGCAATGACCGACAGGGTTTACTATTTCATCAAAAAACAAATGGGCGTAATACGCCTGCTTGGTTCCAGCGCTCCCGAGAGCGTGCCGCCTGAACAGATGGAAGCAGTTCTTTATTTTGATAACAACGGCCGTGACTTCGGTATATCGGAAGGCAAGCGCAAAGGTGGAAAAACGGTTATCACAAAAGGGCCTTTGAAACAATTGTCCGATAAGATAACGAAAGTAAATGCCCGTGCCCGGCGCGCGACAGTCGAGATCCCGCTGCTTAATTCGACCTTGCAGGTTGAGTGCAGCATAAAAGTATCTAGCAGCAAAGAAAAATAGTCCTGCGTACGTGTGCGCTGATTCGTCGCCGCGCGATGTGCAAGATGTTCATAAAAAAGGCTTTAAAAAGCTTGGTTACTTCTCTTTTCTCTATGCCATGTCCCCGGTGAGATTGGCATCAATCCGGGGAAAATGGATAAAAACCACGTTGGGGCGCAGCATGCCCACACGCTTAAAAGGCTATATACGGGGAGTAAATCATGCTTGATAAGATATTACGCCGCCATAACGCGTTCTAAACGCGTTATTGTGTCGTTTGCAGACTAATGCGATAAGGAGGTGCGGCTTATGGGAGATTTACAGGATATTCGGGAGCTTATAAATCCAGAGGGCACAGACGACCAGCGTATTATTGCCGCACGTCATAGCTTTTGGGAATACTGCAAATTACGGAATCCAAAGTTTTTCAAAGATGACCGTGCTTATTTAGAAGAATACTGCGATACGCTGCAAGCCATATTCGAAGGAACGCTTATAAACCCCAAAACCGGAGAGCCTTATAAAAAGCTCATGGTTAATATGCCGCCGCGTCATGGTAAAAGCTATGTACTTACATTATTCGTTCAATGGTGTATGGGCAAGAATAATGAAACCCGTGCAATATCGGTATCCTACAATGATACACTAGCCGGGCGATTTTCACGCGGCGTGCGTGATGATATAGATGCAGAGAAAGTAGATAGTAAATTAACTATATTCTCCGACATATTCCCTACGACGAAAATCAAGCAGGGCGACGCTTCATATCAGTTGTGGTCGTTGGAAGGACAATATTTCAATTATCTGTCAGCGGGCTTTGGCGGAACTATAACAGGTATCGGCTGCTCGATAGGTATTATAGACGACCCGATAAAAAACAACCAAGAAGCTTTTAACGATAGAGTATTAGCCGACCAATGGGCTTGGTATGGTGATACGTTTCTTTCACGCATGGAAGAGGGCGGCATACAGATAATAGTCATGACACGCTGGTCAACAAAAGATTTATGCGGGCGCCTGCTATCCAGCGAGGATGGGGATGAATGGTATGTATTCAGCCGCAAGGCCTGCATAGATGAAGATAAAAAAGTTATGCTCTGTCCATCGCTTTTATCTTTCAAATCCTATATGAGTAAAAGAAAAATTACCAGCCAAGAGATTGCAGATGCCAACTACCAACAAGAGCCTGTAGACGTCAAAGGAAAAGTTTATAGTTCTTTCACTCTATACGAAGAATTGCCACGAGATGAAAAAGGAAGTTTACTATTCAATCGTATTATATCTTATACCGATACGGCCGATACCGGAAGCGATGACCTTGTGAGCCTAGTCGTAAGTGAATACGAGGGCGAAGGTTATATGCTTGACGTCTATATGACTGATGCACCGATGGAAGAAACGGAGCCTAAAACGGCGGAGCAGCTCTACAGCTTCAATGTTAAAGATGCAGACATCGAGAGTAATAACGGAGGACGCGGATTTGCCCGGAACGTTGAAAGGCTGCTTTGGGAAAATCACAAAACGCGCAGCGTCAATGTCAATTGGTTTCATCAATCCGCAAATAAGCATGCTCGAATATTATCAAATGCAACCTTTGTAATGCAACACATAAGAATGCCCAGCGACTGGGCTACGAGATGGCCGAAGTATTATGCGGCTATGAACAGCTATCAAAAGGCTGGAAAAAACGGACATGACGATGCACCCGACGCAACGACGGGCATCGCAGAAATGATACAAGGCGACGAAGGGAGACAGGAACTTGACATTTTCTACCTTTAAACACGACATACTTATAGGCGACTGCAACAAGATACTTCCCCAGCTAGAGCCGCATAGCTTTGATGCGCTCATAACAGACCCGCCCTATGGGTCAGGGGGACTGCATACAAGTAGCAGAGTAAAGCCCCCAACTGAAAAATATGTTACAACCGGAACAAAGGCAGAGTATGCAAACCATGATTTTGACGGGGATAGCATGGACCAAAGGTCGTGGACAAACTGGACTACGGAATGGTTAAGTGCCTGCCGAAGGATTGTAAAACCCGGTGGCGTCGCTGCGTCGTTTATAGACTGGCGGCAAATAGCGGCACTTAAAGATGCTATGCAAAGAAGTGGTTGGATAGTACGAGGAATAATACCGTGGGACAAACAAAATGCCCGCCCGCAACCTGCAAGGCCAAAGCAACAATGTGAATTCATTATATGGGGTTCTAATGGTTCATTGAATATAAAACGGAATGCGCCATACATGTCAGGATTATTTTCATATCCTGCAGTACCTGCCTCAAAACGTCAGCACCAATCGGAAAAACCTATTGAGCTTATGCAGGAGCTTGTACAAATTTGCGAGCGGGGTGGCCGTATTATAGACCCATTTGTTGGATATGGCACGACAATATGTGCCGCAAAGCTTGAGGGGTTCGGCGCGCTGGGTATTGAAAAAAATGTATATCACGGCACTAAAGCAATAGAAAGATTGAAAAATATTTAGCGAGGAGAAAAATATGAGATGGAGATGGGAAGCCTTAAAGGCTGGGGTTACCGGTAAAGCAGAAAATTTACAACGGTTTTTCAGCTCCCGATGGACAGAGCCGCCCGACCGCAACACCGCAGAATTTTTAAAAACATATACACATAATCCGCGGCTGTCACCTGTAACCAAAATATCGACGGACTTAGCATCGGTTCCCGGCACGCTTTACAGGATTAAAAAAAGTGGAGAGAGGGAGGAAATACCGAACCATCCCTTTTTGGATTTCATGGCAAACCCTAATCCTCTGCCGCATATAACAAGAACGGCACTTTGGAAATTAATGGAGCAATATCTGCTAATAAAAGGCGAAGGCGCGTCCATCATTGAACGGGATAGAGCAGGATATCCGATGGAGTTGTGGCCGGTACCGCCTAACTGGATTATGGATATTCCCCGCTTAGGCTATCCGTATTATGTAATTCGTTCGCGTGACGGCAGGCAAATGCCAGTCGAAGCGGCAGACGTATTTATGATGCGCCAGCTCAACCCGGTTGACCCTTACAGCCGCGGCCTAGGAGAATCGGAGGCAATCACCGACGAACTGGAAACCGACGAGTATATGGCGAAGTTTGCAAAACGCTTTTTT